GCTGCATTCTTATCTTCGTCATGCGAGCAGTTTTTACTATTTGTGTCAGCACGATGGGATTTCGTATTCCCAGTAAAACATCATCACCATTGTGTATTGACGGTATGTTTTCTTTTTGCCCGGCCAACAACACTTTTGTATAAACGTAATTCATTACGCTATTAACAAACGTTGTAAGTCGCCAGCCTGACATTAAAGTACCGTTGGTTTTGTAGGATGTTCCTGTTCCTAGATTATCTTCGATAACAGTATCGCCAATAGAGTGCATCGTCCAAATACCTGCTTCGTATTGCTCAGGACTCAACGTATTTCTATGTGCATCAAGCCACGCCTGCAATACTGCCTGCATGTTTTCGTTTGAATGCTGACTGTTAAAATCTTCAAAGTCAAGGCAGAAAGGAAGACGTTTATCTATAGTTGCTTCAACTCTTGCAGCTACAAAACTAGGTCTTGCCTTCGCTCCTACAGGAAAATCCATTGGTAACGTGTCTTCACAATTGTAAAATGCAAAATGTGCTAACACGTAACTAGTTAGGTCAGTACCGTATATAGCTCGCAACTTAGCCCATTCGTACTTGATCGATGACCAAGCACGTATATGTGGCTTACGTCTTAAGAAATATGTACTAGGTACTGTCGGCATGGTAACCAGGGAGATGAACTTATTCTTCAATTCACGTTCTTTCGAAACGTATTTCATATCTGAAGCATATTGCGAATGTATACTCCCGGTTGCTGCCCACTGCCAACGAGCTTCCCAATATTTAGACCAGTCGAAATGTCTCGGTTTTTCTTTATAGTTGTCGGGCCTTGTAAACAAGTCCGTTGCTATAGAATAGACAATATCTGGACTGACTTGTGCTAAGTTGGGTTCAACTCTGTTTTTCTTCTCTTCATCCCAGATCGGATTGCCGAGATATCTGTTAATCAAAACGTCGATCTCGAAGAGGGGTCGGAGGTCAGTCGTCATCATATTTTGTAGTGATTTGGCCCGCACGCTAATTGCTTTCCCTACCGCTGCAAAGTCATTTGAAGTGGTTGTCTTAAACAAACCACAGTCAAGAACTATGCGGAATAGTTCGTCACTAAGTACAGCTAACCACAACATCACCCCTCCGACGAAAGTTGTCGTAGAGTCAGCTGGTAACATGAGAGCGTAACGTGCTCGAAGTTTTTCTTTTTCTGTTAGAGTATTCCATATTTCGTACGCTGTAAAGTGAACATGGTGACTACCTGAAATCTTTGAGATAGGTAAATTTTTAATTTCATCTTCAGTTATATATTCTTTTTCTTGATTTGAAAGTTTTATATTTTTTTTGTTGGTTATATCTTCGACATGAAGTTTAATATTTGCTAAATCAGTTGGGCGATCATAATAGAATTGAAAACTAGAAAAATAGGCTGCAACGACAGCTGCTGAGCCTGTTGTAGTAGTAGTAAACGATTGGTTGAGCTTCACATAAATCGCGAGCCGTCCAGAAACTGGCAGTAGTAGACAAGTGAGTGAAGCTCCCTCCACTTCATATACTACTTCCATCCGGGGGTGATTGCCATCAATGAAGTTATATAGGACGTATTCTGCATCTTCAAATCCTGTGGCAACAACCCCGGTCGACGGCGTTATGCGGATCATTGTTGCGATGAACTTTGCCCCCCTGAGTCCAGTGAGGCTGTTCGAATCTCTTCCTCGTTCATCATCCCTGTAGGCCTGGATGACGTCGTAGTCGGTGTAAGCGCTGTTTCCTGTGTACTCACAGCTATGGAAGACACTTGTGGAGTGGGTTGTAATGCTTTCGCGTACGATTTCGTTTCGACAGTGGCGACATTCGTCTCCTGGTCTCCCGTGGTGACAGTATGTTGAATCGGCTCTGTCACCACTACTCCCTCCGGGTTGTCCGGAGGAATGTGTCGCTTGCCTTCGTAAAAACCCAGTTGCTTATAAGTGTTTCCCTTAGACGCTCGGAAAGTCTCAGGTCTGTATGAATAACCAGACTTGACTTTAATCGGAACTACTTTCCTGTCACGCCTAGATGTCGTGTATGTACGGACAGGTTTCTGCGCTGTCCCAAAGCATATCACTTCGACGGTAGGTTTCTGTATCAAGATTGATATACTACCATCCACACTCAAAGCACCTAATGCGGGAAGGGGTATTGCTCTACCTTCACGCATATCACTGTGTCCAATCGTTAACTTTTGAATTTTTGTCGGGTCAAAACCAATCGATGCTGGTTCAATGATACATTCATTTACTGCAGCCCAAGGTTTCACACGCTCACCAGTTATATTGTCGAACAAAGTAATCTCGTGGCCGAACAATCTGTATATACTTGCCAATTTAGTTAATTCCTCAATTGAGTATACCGTCGTTCGGCCACCAGCTAGTTTACACTCGTAACTAGCTTTAAGATGCACCACTGTTGAGAGTTCGCCACTAAGCGTACCCAGTATCAGTGAACCGGAGACTGGAGCATAGAGAGCGTCAATGTCAACATCTGCATGCTCACCACTAGTGCCTGGCTGTGTGTACGTAATGTGATAGACTTGATCCATCTCCGACATTGATACATACATACCGGCACCGTGAGTCATACTTGTAGGCACATCATGGTTCAGAATTGCTCCGATGCAAAAAGCACGCATATGTGGTGTGTACAACATCTGCAATTCATCTTGAACTGAGACTAGTGCTGAACGCCAATCATCACGATCGCTAGCAAAATTGTGTACTACACTATATAGGCCATACCACATATAGTAATTGAGCATCGAAGAGTTCAGAAGATAGGCTATCGGCTTCACCTGCGCATCAAGAACATATTCATGCGCTGTCTGGTCAGTCGAATAAGCGTTACCTTCCAAGTTAGTTCTTAGTCTCGCTCGTGTCGGCGAAAAAGTACCAAGCACTGCTACCAGTTCACTCATTTGCCAATGGCATCCTTCTGCGCTTGACCATATTGGATGAAAGAACATCGCTCCAAATAGTTCAAGTGTCGCTGCAAACTGTTGCTCGATACGGTTCAAACTAACGTAATCGATAATCCAAGACCAGATTCTGTCAGCGTCAGCCCAATTGATATCATCAAAACCAGTGTTTGAAATGGTATCAGTTTGAGCATTAACAGGGTCAAGTATAACACTGTTGCTGCTAATACCGGGTATCTTCAGATCGAAGTTAAGAGCCGATACTTTATCGCGCCCTGCCACGTGGAGAAGGTAGAACCATTCTTGTGCCCCAGTCGCTGCATTGTAATGCAACACATAAGGTCGTGTAAAATAGTTCTCGTCTCGTCTGCGCATCTGTGGGGCGAGTCCAGGATCACAAGGTTCAGTCAGTTCAATTGCGTAGGTACGCGGATTGAGGTCTGGTAAACCGACTCTGACATGTTGTGAGGTATAAGGGACGGACTTGACTTCGAGATTTATCTCGTCATCGTCATGTCCATTCATCTTATGCAATATCGCTTTACCCCAAGAAATCAACATGTTGTACAGGAACGAAGTGTGACAGTCCCTGTGCGATAAACAGCTGATTTGTGCCTCAATGTCTCTTGTGACTACTCTTTTGCCGAAGTCAGTCCTCGAAAACTCTTTGAGTGCAGCCTCGACGTTATATACACCTGCGGTCGTAATGAATTCTCTGTTAAATCCATTCAAATCGGTGTATGTATCATCAAGTTCAAGCCGTTTCTGTTTGCCGATACATTGGAAGTCAGTACGTAATCTCAGATCAGCTAACTGATTTCCTCCGCTATAGTTGGCACTGGCAGTAGTTCTATTAAGCAAAGAATACTGACCAAACTCAACACTCGGCGTAAAATTTTTTGTATTGTAACAATTAATAAAATTGTTGATGAAAACGTTCATTTGGGGATGGTATGCCAG